GATTAAGTTCAATTTGAACGTCGCTTTGACTAAATTGTAAGTCAAATGTGGAATTAAACGTAGCAAGACCAGATCTATATGCAACTGCATCGCCATTTACATTACCATAAGTATAATCATTTTGTGGATCTAATACAGGATCAGTACCTAACAAGTGTGCGTGAGTCAATGTTCCTGTGTAGATGGATAGATAGTTTTTAATTCTTGCTCTTCCTTCAGTTGTATCAATGACACCAGCATCTTGAGTGAATGCACCAATAGCAGCAAATCTATCAGGTGAGAATGAACCACCCTTACCATCACTATTTGCTTCAGACTGCAGATCACCAGCAGGAGTTCCCCAATAGTTACCGAAAGCAACTGTTGTACTACCAGATCCAGGCAATACATCTTCTAAAGAACCACGACCTGCTCTACTAAATTCTCTGTCTGCATCAGCATAGTTCCAGAAATTTGCATCTTCCCAGTAACCATCATCAACTGCGTCATCCTTACTATCATTTTGACCACTCCAACTTTGTGATCCCTCACTCGCAGTACGTAGATATGCGTAAATATTCCATGGAATAACAGGATCACCATCAGGATCTTCTGGTTGACCAGTAATAAATTGGTGTTCATGTTGTGGTGGACGAACAGAAACACTAGTCACAGGACCAACATTAGCATTAACATTACCTGTAACAGTAAAGTCAACTTCAGTAGTTACTAATTCTGTACCAAATGTTCTTGGTGTTCCTAATGTATAGAACGAAGATTCTGTTCCACTAGTCTGTCCAGCTGGTGCAATAACCTGTTCTAAGGGATCAGGGGCAGCAGAAACATCTACATCATCAAAATACCACCAACCACCAGTAGAACCAGGAAGTTCTGCACTACCACCAGCAGAAGTAACAGGAACAGATGGAGATGATCCTTTATTAAAGTCTACTCTACCAGGTCCTACCATTCTAACATTACGATAGTCGGGTAAGTTGAAATTACCAGAGTATGTTTTTGATGCACTAATATAGGTTGCATTTCCGCCATAGGTGTTACCAATTGATTCCCATAACCAAGGATACTCTGCTGCTGCTACTGAAGTTCCATCACATTCAAGGAATCCAGGGAATCTAATGTCGATATCACCATAACCAAAGTTACCATCATCAGCAATAGTTTCTCTAGGTACAGGTAATACAGTACCAATAGCATAACCATCAAGCTTGGGTTGTCTATAAAAACTCTTGGCATTTGCAGGATCTGAATTAGATACTGCTTCCCATGCTTCTTCAGCAAAGAATGCATTCTTCTCGGAATACCAAACACCAAGATATGATGGAGGAACTGGTTTTACTGCATAGTTTACAGATCTAAGTGTAAATGGCGCTGCAGTTCCAAAACTAATATCTGCTACACCATAATGAGATAGTCCTACAACTGGATCTAAATTAGCATTACCTGGTTGTTGGTAAATAATCGTTACAAATACTGGATTATTACCAGGATCAGGACTCAATGTACGAGGTCCAGGTGCTGGTGTGTCCCCATTAAGAGAGAACAATACGTTACCGATGTTTTCGCCTGTAGCAAAATTAAACTCATTATAGGCAACTAGACTGGATGCTGATATTGTAATCGGTAAGTTGAAATTTGTCAAGCCTATAGGTCCGATCACACTCGCTCCACCAGGAGTCCTATTTAAAACTTGATTGATTGGAGTAAAAGATGGACTAGTATCAGGACCAGTCCAATTAGTAATAGACCATGTTGGGACAAATCTATCACCAACATTAATACCCATTTTTGTTGATCCTTGACCAGGAAGCAAGGGATTACTAATATCATTACTACCATCAAGAACTAATTCAATAATATCACCATTTTGAACTTGAATGTTACTAATAATACCAGATGATCCACCATTAACACTAATTCTCGGATTTGCTGTAGATGTAGTGTCACCACTCCTCAAAGAAACAGGAACAAATATACCAGGAGTTAGACCAGCAATTAATGCTTTGCCACTAGATGCCGATCCAGATTGAACAGTTGATCTATAATTAACATTACCAGGAATCTGTTCGACGAGATTTTGGAAGACAAAACTATCAGGATTTTCATCAAGACCAGCACCTGTCGTCACTATCCATCCAGAAATACCATTTCCATCACCAATAGTTACACTAAAATTCTTTGGCGAGAACTCACTTCCAGAACTAGTTCCTCTTAATTGAACATATTGACCATTCTGAACTGTTTTATTATTGCCCCATGTACCAATAATATTAGATAAAACTTCAAAACCATCAGCATTTGTAAATGTTGTATTGAAATTAGAGACAGCAATTTCAGCACCATTATCAACAGTCATAAGTGCTTGAGTTGTCAACCCTAAAATCTGAGGTCTGTCGCTATAGACAAGAGCATTCAACTCTTGGTTATTTAAACTACCGAAATTAGGTGCAGGATTTGGAGTGTTGATAGGAATAGCACCTGTAGTGATTTCCCATTCAGCAGAACCAGTACCAACAACAACGTTAACATTTTTGGTATCAGATGGTGCCGAAGAAGCTCTTAGTCTAACTTGAATTCTGTCAAGGTTAGAAATAGTCTGGTTAATTGCTCTTGTCCATGGACCCCAAGCACCATATGAACTAGTTGCTGTGAGATATTGATTAACACGATAAGCGTAGTCATTAGGATCTAATACGTTAGATGTGACTGATAATGGTGCTTCAGTTCCAGGATCTAAACCAGTAATAGTAATAACTTCTTCACCACTACGAAGAGGATCTGGTTCTCCAGGAGTTAATCCAGTATATGCAACGCCATCATCAGGAAACGCAGTTTGTGCATATGTATACATGACATCACTTTCTGCTTCATCTATATTCTGTAGAAAGAATGGATCTGGAGCAAAATCTTCTAACTTGGTTTCAATAACCCAAGTAATAGTGAGCTCACCAATATCAATAGTTACATTAGTAACTTCCGAGTAACTAGGAGGTGCCTCATACCTAAACTGGATGGACTGACCTTCCTCAACATATAGTGGGGTAGCACTAAACTGATACGCCATGCGAACTTATACTTTATCCCGTATTGTATTTAGGGTGATTGTCTGACATCATTCCAATTTGCTTCAATTAGAGGATCAGCATCGTCAAATTTAACTTTAATTGGTTTGTTCGATCTAATTTCTACAGCAACATCAATATCATCAACAATAATAGGGTCACTCAGTACTGACTCTTGATCAGGTGCCAATACATTATCTGTTGGAACTTGATTTAGACTAGGGTCAATAGTAATAGAGTCAGGTAGTTCATCAATACTGACATCTATAGAGTTCGATACGTTGGTAGTACCACCGCCACCAGAAGCAGCTAAAGAAATTTCTATACCAAATACACCTTGTACTGTCCAAGGAATACTTAAATTAACGGTACCTGTAATGGCACTACCACTTTGATCAGATGTTGTTCCAGGTAAACTAATATTTTGTGAAACAGTAATAAAACTACCAGTAGTAGGATTTCTAACACTATAAACTGCTGTACCATTGACTCCACCTGTTGCATACCTATATGTCACTACAAACCCTACGCTTGCTCCATAATCTATATTAGTTGGAACATTATAACTAATTTCTGGTAGTTGATTTACTACGATAGTCACAGAATCACTATCACTACCACCAGGTCCGCTGGCAGATAAAGTATATGTGGTTGTACTAGATGGAGATACAGATTTATTGCTACTAAACAATACAGCACCAATACCTTGATTAATAGTAGCAGGAGTATTAGCAGAACCTGATACTACCCAAGTTAGAGTTGTTGATTGTCCAACAATAATAGGGTTTGAAGATACACCTGTAAATTGAGCAACTACTGGTTGATATACAGTTATAGTTACATCAGTAGTTCTGCTGGTGATACCATAATAACTCGAAACTAACGTATAAGTTGTACTATTAGTAGGAGATTTTGTTAAAGACCCACTAGACGCAACACTACCAGAACCTGTCAAAGTTTGTGATGTAGAACCACTGACAGACCATGCTAGAGTAGCATTCGCACCCGCAATTATAACATTAGGAGTTATAGTAAGAGTATTAGATGGTGTGGGATATACACAAGTTCCATTATTAACATCTGCGTTTGGATTATAGTTTGAAGCACGGGAATCTGTACATCCATAAACAAGTGGTGGTGGAAGAAATCCTTGCCACTTAATTGCGATGCCCCAAGGTCCACCACCACTATTATTAGCATTAGCACTAAGAGTATATGTGCCTGGTCCATAATAATTTGTGGTAGTGACTAAACTTCCAATGTCTGGACTAGAATTTGGATTTCCAAATCCACCCATTCCCATTTCATAGTTGCCATTAATATAAATCCCTCCATTATCATCACAATTAGCATAGAATCGTTGTCTACCATAATTATTAAAAGTGATAGTCCATGAATATGTCCTATTAGGACCAGGAGTACCACTGGCATCCCTACCCCCAACATTCCATTTGTTCATGAACTGAGACCAATTCGGCTCATAAAATTTAGGACCGCCGTTGGATCTACTACTAAAATTAAAATCTTGTGTCATTAGTTAGGACGCACGTCGTACCAATTGGAGTTTATTAATGGATCATCGTCATCAAACCTAACTTGTATTGGTTTGTTTGATTTAATTTCAACAGCAACATCAATATCACTTACAATAATAGGATCACTGAGAACAATATCAAAATCAGGTGCT